ACCTTCACGCTGGTCAAATATCAGCGTTCCAGCCATCGTATATAACTTTAATCCGTTGTTCTCATCATTGCAACGATGTTTAACGTCATGTCCAACCATCCTCGCAAAGTCAAATGCAAAGCCTGTATGAACCTCATCCCTAGCAGGAACACAGACTCCAACAACAGCACCCTTCACCGCTTTTTTATCTTTTTTTGTAGACATTAGAGAGTTCCCCGATAAGTTTTCCAGACTTGCCCTTCTGCGCCATTCATCCACTTGGCAAATTCCGCATCGTCAACTATGTGGAATCCTCTCATGATCCCTTTCTTGTTCATCTCATCAATGACCGTAAAAGGAATCTTTCCTACATGGTGAAAGTCGTTTAGATGACCAGTTCTAGCCTTATCAGCGTCTCTAATCTCATTAACAGCTTGCAATATTTCAGTTACATCCTGCTGAGTTTCGATGATGATTCCACCTTCTCCGTCAGCGTGTACTACAGAAGTGCGAAAGTTCACAAAGGAGTCCTTTCAAAAAACCCCCGAGGCCGTAGCCCCGAGGGAAGCACGCAACTCAGCGTGAAGGAGTCGTTACAGGCTCATATCGAGGTCAGCAACGATGCCATGAGCGGCTTCGTTCTTAACCTCCAGAGTGCACTCGACCAGAACCTGAGTCTTGTCCGAGTCACCAGCCTTAGCCAGTTCGTTAGTCTGGAACGGACGCAGGTAAGCAATTGCTGCATACTCAGGATCAAGCACCAGAGCGTCACGGGTACGCATAAATCTATTCGGAACGACCGAAATATTTCCGAAGTCACTGACGTAGATGTCAGCCGCGCCGATAATTGTTGACGGTTTAGCACCAGTCACATTGAAGCGAGTAGCACCAATACCAGCGAACGACGAGACTTTCTGCTTACCAGAAGCGCCAACCATCAGGACGGAAGGCATACCACCAGAGGTAAACACTTCAGCCACAACGGTTTTCAACAGGGCTTCGGTGAAAGTACGCTGAGTACCATCCGAACGAGTCGAAACACCAATAGTCGTAGGATCAGCACCGCCCGAACCGTAGTCGGTATTGGTTTTGATCCATGACAGCAGCGAACCCATCTTACGAGGAGTCGAGTTCGACGAACCAGCATCACGACCCTGATTCGACAGCATGATTGTTTCCAGATCGCGCTTGATCTCTTGGGAAGCCTTAGCAAGCTGATAAGCTTTCTCAGACTTACGACCAGCTTTGTTCACCGTATCCAGAGTGCCAGAAACCTTGATGGTCTTTTGCAGAATCTGGGTGTAGTTACCAAGACGAGTAGTAGGAGACAGAGTTGCATCAGATGCATCAGCGCCTTCAACAGCAGCGTTAGCAGTCGTTGCAGCAGCCAGCGAGTCAGTCTGCCACTCATGGTAAACAGCAGTGGCTTTGGTCTTGCCAATCGATGACATAAAAGGAGTCTCGGTAGGCGAGATGTTGTAGATAACATCGGTCAAATCTTCGCGCTGACCAATAGCGGTATGTGCGTTATAAATAGCCATGATTCACCTCAAATAAATCGTTCAAATACACTTGCGGCATCAGCAACCCTTCCAGACTGCTTAGCTCGCGCTTTAAGTTTCTTCAGTTCCTCCGCATTTGTATCCCTAGACTGTGCAACTCCGGGCTTAATCGCTTTCGGCGCTTGAGAAACCTTCTTAGTTACCTCAGGCTTACTTGCCATTAGCTTATCGTATTGCATCGCCTTATACAGCGTTAGAACCGCACGACTGTCATAAACAGCCGCTAACTCCTGATCCGAGAATCCTAGTTGTTTACCGAAAGCACGAATATCATTCCTGATAGTCTCGCCTTTAGCAGGATCAGCAAACTCAGGAATAGCCGCAGTTAATTTCTGCATCTCCTCCCGAACCAAGCTCTGCATCTGCATCTGACGATCTTGCTCTTGTTGCTGAGCAATACGATGACGCTCTGCTTGTACTTGGGCTAACTGCTTCTCCCTCTGAGCCATCTCAGCTACCTTTACCGCATAGCCAATAGGATCAGTCTCTTTCAGGTAATCTAAATTCTCAGTATCTTGCGGCTGCAACATTGTTTCCAACATCTCTAGCCGCTGCGCGTATTGATCGCGCAATACTTTAGCTTCTTGAACCGCTTGGCGTTCGGCCTCAACCGCCTTGCGTTCTTCAGCTACAGCTTGCGATTTCTTGGTGTAATCAGTGCCAAGTTGATAAGACTTGATAAGCTCATCGAGCGTTACCTCACGTTCTTCACCGGCTGCTTTTACCCGGTACGTCGGTTGCTCTTGCTCCTCAACGTCATCCTCTTGTTCTACCTCAGATTCCTCTGATTCGGCCTCGCTTTCATTGGCTTCTAGCTGGTCTTCAGGTTGTCCGTCGGAGCCTTCTTCACCACCCATTAAGCCCAGAAAAGCGTTAGCTGCACCTTCTACCGTCAACTCTGCATTTCCCTGATCGGGAGTCATGTCTTGAGTATCGCTCATTTAGTTTCCTTAATTATATCGGGAAGCGCCCGACTCGCACTACAAAATCTTTAACTTTTTCTCCTGAATCTTCTTATCCGCAGCCATGCTCTCAAGATGATTTTCCACCAACTCAAAGCACCTCAACCGCATATAAGCCTCTTCTCTCTGCTCTATCTGACCATAATCAGACATTGCAAACTTGTTAATCTCATTATTCCGCAATTCCTCCATCATTTCGATAAAGTAATCGTCTTTCAAAAGGTTAATTGCCCATTGAGATTTGTTCATTGAATCATTGTTCCTGTCTTAGTCAGATTGCCCAACTCCTTCAGAGCCTTCAGAGTCAACTCAACCTGATTGTTCTTTGCGCTCTCATCTGCCAAATCCATAGCCAACATAGCTTGCAGTTGTTTAACAGCAAGTTCAGCCTCTTTAATCCGTAGTTCAGCCGCATCTCGCTGGTTCTTCATCTGCATCTCTATGCCCTTGCGAGTGTATTCCGCTTCAAGCGTCTGCCTCTCAAGATCAAGTTTAGCCGCATCAATTTGTGCCTTCGCTTGAGTCTTTTCACGCTCAACTTGAGCCAGCATTTGTGCGACTTCTGCCTGTGCATCAGGTGCAGGAGGCTGTGGCTGAGATAGCGCAGCGTCAACCTCTGGCGTGATCTCATTCATAAACTCCGTAGAATCCTTAAATCCTGCCGCCTCAATGAACTTAGCCAATGTGTTCCGGTATTGACCAACTGAAACTAAAGGATTCGCAGGGCCATACTGCTGAATAATCTGCTCTTGCTTCTGGAGAATCATCTGCAACATAGCCAGCTTCTGCTCTCTATCCCCTGAGCCAAGACCAACATTCACAGACACATCGTATTCATTAGCCCATGTACGAGGATCAAACTCTGCATACTTCCCACGCATACGGACAATCTTGGGCTTGTTCTGATACTTAGTCATCAGATGCAAGATGCCCTTAAACAGGCTCTTTACACCTGTCTCAGCGAACACCCTAGCGATCAACTCCAGCTTGCCAGAGTTAGACTTCATCATCGCAGCCACAGCAGTAGCCGAGACATTGTTCAGAACATCAGGATCAAGACCTTGTTGCGAGTCTGAAACACCAGTGCGTTTAGCCTGCACCTGATCCATGTACTCCAGCATTGGGAATGCCTGAGCCGTTACAGCAGGAACCTCAATAGGCTGGATAGCATTAGCCGACTTCATCCGGATAACACCGCCCGGAGTAGCGTTCAGCAAGTCATCGAGATTCACCTGACCATCTACAGCACCAACCCTAGCGTTGTTCGTGAGATACAGGTTATCCAACATCTGACGGGTTACCGTAGACTTTATAAGCTGAATATCCATTGCACGATCAGCCAATGACTGACCAAAGAACTTGTGAGGGATAGGAATTGGGCAAATGGTATGGAACGGAACATGGTCACATTCTTCATCCTCAAGAATCTCCGAGCCACAATAGACAATACGCCGCAGCTCAGCAATACCGTCCTCATCCTCGTCAATCTTGATATAACACTCGTACACCTCAACCGTTTGCATTGAGAAGTCCAGACTATTGTTCTGGTCAGGCTGCTCACCATTCGGATAACGAGCCACCCTCTCATCAGAAAACTCAAGATCGTTATAAGTCGGCAATGTATCAATAATCTCTTTGTCATAGCCCATAGCTATCAACTCAGAACGAGTCATTAGCTTACGGTGAGCTACAAAATTAGCATCGCTGACAGTCCGAGCACTCTTAGAGATCAGGAACTCTTCTGGCGGTACGTTGTCAATCTTTACGCAGCCGTATTCCTTCTTACGCTTGACATAGATTTCATACTTGGGAATCTGGATAGGATTGCCCATCATGTCAAACCCACCATCCTCGAACTCGACTTCCTGCTTGATGACTTCCATTGAGCCATCAGCTAAAAGCATAGCCAGTTCATCTTCAGTGAGATTACTGTATTCTTCTTTAATAACAGATTCTTGCTCGTCCCAGTAAGCCTTGACGACTCCGACCTTCTGGAGCAGAGCATCCTTGAACCAGTTATGCAGGATCAATAGACCATCGTTCTCACGATAGAACACCCAGTTACAGTAATCTGTAGCCTGTTTAGCTGTCTCTTCATCGCCCGGACTCTTAGGCTCAAAGTAGACAATATCTTCAGTGGTGGTGAATACGCGGATTAACTGAGGAAGTGCACCATCGATAGCCTCTGC